GAAGACGACATAGTAGCCACAAACCCAAAGAGCTTGATAGTTGGACAAGGTCTGCTCCTCCGGAGGAAGGCACTTGTACCTGTCATCTATGTCTGACTGCATTTCAACCCAACGTTGAGTTGAGTCATTCCGAGCGCAGTCTTTCGAACAATAATACCAGCCAGGTCTCTGAAGTTTGCTGATAAGTTCATGCCACCCTCCGTTGTAAGGCGAGAAACCAGATGTGTTCCACGTCTTGACGGCTGACGAGTAAAAATTTTTGTTATAGGCCATGTGCAGTCGCATAGAAATATACAAGAAATCACGCTGAACCCCACAAATAGTTCGCACTTTTCCTTGTCTAAGCTTGGACACTGGCCTAATTTCATCTTTTCCAAAGACCGTAAAGAAAGGCTCGAAGTAGTCTCCTGCTATCCATCGATCAAAAGACGCTTCGCACAGAGCCTTGTTCTCTGAGTAAAAGGCGCGTGCGTCACGATACACCTTGTTCAGTGGGAATCCACAAGACTTGGACAAGTCAGAGTTCAAAACCACATCCTCGTGGCTAGAGATGGGAGACCTCCTGAGATGAGGTAACATCATGTGGTCGAAATACTCACAGGCCACTTTGTACAGGTCAGAGTCAGGATCTAGGTCTGGATTCCCATATTTGGAGAAATCGGCGAAGTTTGTATCGTCTGTGGGCAATGAACGCTCATAAGCAGAAACGTCCCAGTCACCAGGTATTTGCTCAATAGTCTTAAAAATTGGATTCGGAACACGCGGTCTGTAGTTGATGGGGTCCTTGTACCTCGAACCCAGGTACAAAAGTCCCTCTTGTACCCGTAGAGGCTTGCTGTGGTCAGTGAGTTTCTCTGTGATGTTGCAAATGTTCGTGGGAACGGAGAGAGGTGAATTGTGTGCCATGGAGACTGAGTTCATTGGAATTCCATAGTTACGTCTCTTGGAGCCTGAAGTGTGCATGGCAATAACAGCGCCAGTACGTTTGTCGTATACAGGGGCTCCAGACCAACCCTCCTCACTGTCAGAAGCATAACTAGCTTGAGTGTCCTGCTGTTTGTACGTCTCGACTGGAGAGTGGAGAAGTTTAAAAGTGCCTGGAGTCTCACTGAAGTAGCACGAGCATTCCAAGTCCATGCCCTTGTCATATGTTGCTGCAGTAAAAGCTGGAATAGTGTGCTGGGAAACATTGACCAAGCAGCGAACCATGTCTAAACCAGGGACCTTGGTCCATTTGCCAAAGTCTCGAGTGCCGGCCTCATAAACATGTGGGCTGCCAGGAATACAAAATTGAACATTCTCACCCCAAGTCTGGACTATATGCTCACACGTGTACATGTAAGAACCAACACGGAATGTGGCACCCTTGGCATCTGACTGGTCACCATTTGGAAAAACAGAGAAAATCTTCCGATGTGGTATCGCTGCTATGTACCCGTTGAGAATTTTGGTCTGATTGCGCGGGAGAGAGTCGAATGCAGGATGAGGAGGTCTCTTAGTTTCGGTTGAAAAGACATTGCGGGAAAATAAACCCTGCGAGAAGCGCGGCTTTTTCTCAGCCGCCCTGTCGAGATAGCTCTTGCTAGCTCCAACTTCAATTGGGAGAGAAGGGGACTGAAATGCAGGGTGTGAGAAAGTTGCCATATGAGTAACAGCAACCCCTCTCATTTGTTCATGATCCCGCTCACTGACCTGCAAGTACTGACATTTTGACCCAAACATACAGACCTTCAAGTTGTCGTTGTAATTGTGCAAGAGACACTTGCCAAGTGTGCAAAACTTGCAGTTTCTCTTGCTCTCTTGGTAGTATTTCTGGTCAGGTCCATCATTCCAGTACTGAGAGGACCGGAGAGCAGCAGCCGCTTCCGCAATCTCCTGTCTCATGCCATAGCCGCCTTTGACAAAACGGTTAAAGGCAATCAAAGAAGAATGAGAAGGTGTGCCTCCGCGCTCTGAT